TGCCCGATTGGAGGCAGAATATCGTTGTCCACGCCAAAGATGACTCGAAGGTACAAGTATGAAAATTCCATCAAACCCGATTGAGCGAGAGTTGCTCTACACCGACTTGGCGCAAAAGTGCCTTGTATCGCGCCAAGACCGCCTCGCCCAATACAACACGCTTCGCTCGTACTTTTTGTTTGGCGCTGGACCCGACGCCGAACCCGCGCAGTACAACAAGGTCTACCCGCACATCGACACGCTGGCCTCATTTTTGTTTGCCGCCGACACCACGCGCTTTTCAATCATCCTCGGCGCTGGCGAACGACACAAAGATGAATACGCCAAGATCGGTCCACTGATTCGCAGGCTCAACGACAAGTGGTCTGACTCAAACGCTGACGTCAACTTTGGCCAAGGTGTGGTTTGGGCGCTGGTGTACAACTCTATGTTCATCAAGCTGATCCAGCGCAACAAAGACACTACACCGTATCTTGTTGATCCACAATCGTTTGGCGTGCTGCGTGAAGACCAAACCCAACTGGACAAGCAAGAAGCCTTTGTCCACGTTTACTACACAACCAAAGCTCAACTTGAGCGTGATCTGATTGCTCACCCCAACAAGAAGTCCATCATGGATCGGGTGAGCACCACGCAGTCCGAGACAGTGCAAATGTCGGCTGGCGTGCAGCGCATCATCACATCCCAATTCCAGCCCAACATGATTGGCAACGTCAACGCGCCGTTGCAGTCGTCGCTGATGTACCGCCCAAAGGTTTCCGAAGAACTGGTCGAAATGCAGGAGCTATGGGTATGGAACGACGACGCAAACGATTATCAAGTGGTCACAATGGCGTCGGGCAGCGTGTGCATTTACGACAGAGAAAACTTTTTTTACCACGGCGAACACCCGTTCATTCAAATCTGCCCGAACCCAGCGCCCGATTATTTTTGGGGCTACTCGGAAGTTGAGCACTTGATGAAGCTGCAAGACTTGCGTGAGCATCGCTTGAAGCAAGTCAAAGAATTGTTGGATCGCCAAGTGTCACCACCAACAGCTTTGACGGGCTGGATGGGTTTATTGGACGAAAAGAATTTTGCGCTTGACCGAGTTGGCGGCGTGCTTTCGTCGCAAGATATGGGAGCCAAAGTTGAACAATTTAGACCCACAATTCCCGCCGATACATTCTCAGAAATCCGAGAAATCGACACCATGTTTTCTGAAATGTCAGGCATCACCAACGTCTTGTCAGGACGTGGTGAAAGCGGTGTGCGCTCCAGAGGCCACGCATCCGAACTGGCAAAACTTGGATCGTCGCGCCCAAAGAAACGCGCACTTGTCATCGAAGACGCCTTGGAAGTTTTGGCAACCAAGTATTTGAAACTGGATCAACAACACAACCCCGATTCGTTGCAAATGCCCGACGGCACAAAATTTATTTCAGAGCAATTCACCAAAGATTACATGGTCAAGGTGGACGCCCACTCATCCAGCCCCGTGTTCATGGAAGACTTGAAACACGACGCCGTAGAGTTGTTCAAAGCCAAAGCCATCACGCGCTCCATGTTTGTCAAGCTGATCCACCCGCCAATGGAACAAGAGATTCTTGAAGAACTCAAAGAGATTGAGAAAAAAGAAGCCGAGGCTGCAAAAGCGCAGGCGGCGCAGGCGGCACAGAAGAAGCCTTGACAAGCCTGAAAAAAAGGTTATATTGCGGTCAACAGGGGTTGGTGAAACGGGACAGCCAAGAATGCCCGGTTGCATTTATGGACAAGGAAACCTGCCATGCGTAAAGCCAAGCGTCACGCTCGTAAGAGCAAGCGTTAATTCGCGGCGGCTGAAATGCCGCTAAATCCACCCGTTTTATCAACCATTTTTTAAGGAGGTGCAACATGGCACGTCGTAAAGGTCGCAAAGGTCGCAAGTAATTCTTGCTGGCTGATTGCCGGGGCTGGGAATACCAGCCTTTTTGTATGAAAATAGGGGTCATACAAAAAGTTCGGTTTCTGTAACAAAGGAATTCCAATGTCTGCCACACCAGCATCGCCACCACAAATTGGTCACTTGACCTTTGCGCCAGCCGCAACCAACACCGATACAGGCATCACGGCCTTGGCGGGTGGCGGTCAAACTGGCGCAACACAATTGACGGCGCAATTCAACAAAGTGTCAACCGTTGCAAGCGGCAATGACTCGGTGATGTTGCCAGCCGTCACATCTACGCCCAACAAACTTGGCGCAATCGGCTCACAAGTCATTGTTCGCAACGCAGGCGCAAACTCCCTGCAAGTTTTTGGCTCCGGCACTGACACCATCAACGACGTGGCCACGGCCACTGGCGTCGCAGTCGGCGCAGGCAAAACAGCCGTTTTTATTGCTCACAGCTACAACGGCACAGTGGGTAACTGGTACATGGTGTTGTCAGCATGACCCCCGATCTAATGAAACTTGTTGCTGGGGGCGGTGGCATGAGCCAACAACAGCCCAATCCAGTATCTGCCCAAGCAGAGGGCAACTCTCCCCCTATTACCGCGCCAATGGCCACTCCACAACCAATGGAAGGCCAGCAACAATCAGCCATGATTAACATCACAATGGCTATGGATTTGTTGGAATCATCATTGGCAGCGTATGGTTCGGAGAGCGAGGAAGGCCAAACATTGTTGAATGCCTTGTCTTCGTTGTCCCGCAAGTTCGGTGCAAGCAAGAAAAAGGCAGAAGGATTGATCCCCACCGAGATCATGCAACTGATGCAGAATTTGCCTCAAGCTGGCGGCGGCTCACCACAAGCGAAAGCTATGGCCGCGCCGTCTGCTCCACCTCCCATGCCTCCACAAATGTAAGGAACCACCATGACTACCAAGTATCTCGAACCATCTTCCAAAGGTATGCGTATGCCCTTGGACAACAAGCAACAAAATGGCCCCGTTGTCAATCCTCCCCGAATGAACCAATTTGGCGGCTTTGACAAAGTTAAAGAGCCTTATGGTGCTTTTAAAAACGCAATGACCATTGTGAAACCCGGCAAGAGCCGTTAATTTTTTGAAACAGGGGAACCATCATGTCGCTCGAAAATTATTCCGTCGATCAAATCACAGAACTTGCTTCTTTGGCTGATTCTTTGGCCAAAAACCCGCAAACTCGGGAGCAGTTTTTGCGTTTGACAAAGGCTGCATCGCCCAACACGCCTATCCCTGAGATTGACCTCAAAGATCAAATGCGTACTATGGCCAAGCCTTTGATTGACAAGGTTGCAAGCCTTGAACAGCAACTTTTGCAAAAGAAAGTTGAAGACGGCATCATGAACAAGCGTTCTTCGCTTTACGACAAGGGCTTCAAAAAAGATGAAGTTGACCAAATCGAAAAGCTGATGGTAGAAAAACAAATTCCATCACACGACACGGCTGCGGAATTTTTCCGTATGCAACGTCAAAGCGCCGCTCCAACTCCTTCAACCATGACCCCTATTTCCTTGCCAAAAGGACCTATGGATCAAATGAAGGCTGGTGGCCAAACCGCAATGAATCAGTGGTCGCGTGGCGAAGCGTATTCAATCATTGACAGCATCCGTCAAGGCAAAACGCTCGTATGATCTCAAAAAAACCCACTCTTGTAGACGGTGAGGTGGGTTCCCTGCTGCGGGGGGCGGGGGAAAGAAACTTCACTGTCGAAATTTAAGGAGAAAAAATCATGTCCGTATTGGGTTCAGGAATTATTCCTTCGGGAAGTGTCGCGCAGGAACTGACGTATGTCACACGCCGCGCATTCGTGCCAAAAATGGTTGTGCAGTTGTACAACAGCACCCCGCTGCTTGCTGCGCTGATTGGTAACTCTCAGCCTGCCGTTGGTGGTGTGTCGTCTGTCTCTGTGCCCGTTCAAGGTACGGCCTTTGTGAACAGCCAGTGGTCTGACTACAGCGGCGCGTTCAACCAACCTTCGTTGCAGCAAGGTGCATACCTTTCTGAATTCAACTTGAAGCTCAACATCACGCCTATCCCATTCTTGGGCATGGAAGGTATTGTGCAGTTGGATCACGCAGTTGTGCCATTGATTGAAGCTCGTATGAACGATGCTACAAACGCCACAATGGACACAATGGCCACCGCGCTGTACAACAACTACAGCAACAACCAACAGTTCATTGGCTTGCCCGGCGCTATTGACGACGGCACAAACTTGGTGACATACGGCAACATCAACCGCAACACCAACACATGGTGGAAGTCAAAGGTTTACAACGCCTCTAACTCCAACCCAACACGCCAAAACGTCTTGCAGTACATCTCCGGCACTGTGAAAAACGGCGCTGAGTTGCCCACATTCGCTGTGTGCGGCTTTGGTACTTGGACATTGCTGGCACAAGACTTTGTGGGTCAAGAAACCTACATGATCGACGCCAACAAACCTTCGGGCTTTGCGTTTGACAGCAACGGTCCTTCAACCGCTTTCCGCGCTTTGATGGTTGCTGGCATCCCCGTGTTCCCAGATCCATACTGCCCAGAAGGTACTATGTATTTTGTGAACAGCAACTACGCAAACTTGTACATCCATGAACAAGCATCGTTTGCGTTCACTGGTTTTGAATCCACCTTGTCCAACTGGCAATTAGGCTATGTTGGCGCATTGGTCAACGTGGCTGAATTGGTTGTTACCAAGCCCAAGGCAATGACACGGGTGACAGGTTTCAACAGCTTGACCATCTAAGGAGAACAAAATGGGATTGAACATTCTTGGACCCGGCCTGAAAAGCTCTGCTTTCACTGGCGTCCCAATTACGCTGCACTCTGGTGGCACATACCAGATCCCTGCTGGCCAATTTTTGATTAACTTGGGCGCATACACTGCCGTGCAGTGGTATGACCCCGTGACTCAAACTTGGAAGCCATACCAAACCCCTGCAAACAGTGACACCATCATTGTTTCGTCAGACGGTTTCAACTACCGCCTTGTCAACATCTCCGGCACAGTTGCTGGCGCTGTCGTGACCAACGGTGGCTCTGGCTACCCCAACGGCATCTACCCCGCTGCAACCACCAACACCGCACAAACCAACTATGTGATTGCCACTGCCTCGGCTGCTGGCGCACAGAGTTCTTTGGTCGGCACGATTGCCAAGTTCAACGTGGTTGTGGGCGGCGCGATCAGCACCACCGTGACCGTGACCACTGCTGGTACAGGCTACACACGCCCACCCACACTGGTGTTTAGCGATCCTCCTGCTGGCGGCGTTCGCGCAACTGGCTATGTGTCGGCCTTGTCTAGCGGCGGTATCAGCACCGTGGTGATGACAAACCAAGGCGCTGGCTACATCACCGCACCAACCATCACCGTTCAGCCTCACCCGCTTGATACGGGCGCTTCTGGTGCTGTGTTGACGGCCACCATTGACACGACCAACTTCTCTGGCCGTATCACTGCCGTGACATTGGCCGAAGGCGGCTCTGCATACGCTGCTGTGCCCACCATCTCGTTCTCAGCATCTGCTGGCTCGTCTGGTGCTGCCACCGCCGTGGCTTGCTTGTCTGCAACTGCTGTGTCGTCGGTGTCCGGCGGCTCGGCCAACTTGACCGACAACACCGCTGCATTCACCGTTGTGTCTCAGCCTTTGGCTCCAAGCAAAACCAACGCGCCACTGAACCCCGCTGTCGAAGCTGGCTTGTTCACACCCCGTATTGGTTATGGCACTGTGACCACCTCATCTGGCGTTGCTTCTGCAATGACCATTGTTGACGGCGGCTTGCATGAGCAAATTGGCTCGACCACGACCACAACCCGCATCGTCCCCGCATTCCAGTGGACTACTGCTGCGCCAACGTCTACTCCTACAGGCACTTTGGCCTTGGGCGGTAACATTGACACTGCTGTGTTGATTCCTCTGTAATTCAAGGACTGCCAAATGGAACAGATCAAGCAAATCATTGACCGTGTTGTGCAAGTTTTGGACAACGGCGGCCAAACGCAAGTGATGTTTTCCGCAGGGGATTGGCAGCTCTTGAATGAGTTGGCGACTCCAGCCGTGGCTTCTGCCCCGGTTGAAGCGCCAGCCCAAGCAGAGCCAGAACCTGCACAACACGAGGAGCCTCAAGGAGAGGCGCATCAATAAACCAAGGAGTAAAACGTGATCTTTGTCCGAAATAACAGTGGGTCGGATTTTCAGGATCGCTACGATGGAGTTGACCATGTGTTTCCCGATGGGAAACTAGTGGAATGCTCAATCGAAGCTGCCCGTCACATCTTCGGATATGGCGTTGAAGATAAAACCCAACACATGATTCGATTAGGGTGGGCAGCCAACTCTGGCAGTTTGAAAGAGGCTTACGAGCGTCTTGACAAGTTTGAGTTTTTGCAAGGCAAGATTATGGTGCAAGAGCCAATTCGGGACACCGAAGAAGACCTTGAACCGCAGGAACCCCCTGTGACGAAACCCGAGGCCGAGGTTGAGGAAACTCAGCCGGAGCTTCGGGGAGTAGTTAATCCCCCGGCGCAAAACCTCATGTCAAAAATGGCGTCAATGGCGGCCTAAAGTGAAAGCAAACCATGTTGTCAGATTACAGAACGGAGTGCAGACGGCTGCTGCATGATGCAAACGCCAACTTTTGGTCAGACGCTGAACTGAATACGTACATCAACGATGGTCGTAAACGGATTGCCGCCGACACCAAATGCCTTCGCTCTTTAGTCACTGTAAACCTGACACAAGGTCAAGAAACTTACCCGATCACCACCGCACTGTCTTCGTATGGTGCGCGTGCGCTTGATGTGCTCAACATCACCGTGATTTGGGGTCAATCGCGCATCCCCCTTCTTCAAATGCCTTGGACTGAGTTCAATGCAAAGATGAGGGTGTGGGTGACAAACCAATCTCGCCCAGCGGCCATGTCACGCATGGGCACATCTTCGGGCACTGTATACATTCAGCCCGTGCCGGATCAAACCTACTCGTCGGAGTGGGACATTTCCTACATCCCAATTGACTTGGTTGACGACACTACGGTGGATGAGTTGCAATACCCATTCACCTCGACGGTGGCGTACTATGCTTGTTTCCGAGCCAAAGAAAAAGAACAGAGCTACGGAGAAGCAGAAAGCTACCTTGAAAAGTACAAAGAGAAGGCGAGAGAAGCCATCAATCAGGTCTTTACCCGCTTGATGCCTAATCCGTACAACTGATATGCCAAGCATCCCCAAAATCCCCGGTGAGGACAGAAAAGAACACAAAGTTTTCCGGGAATTCGGAGGGATAAACACGCAGGCAGCGCGGCAAGCCATCAAAGACGATGAATTTGCTTGGCTGGAAAACGTCATCCCAATCGGATACGCAAACGCCAAGGTCGTCCCAGCGCCGTCGTCCACCCTTGCCACGCACACTGGCAGCGGATACTTTTACAAACCCTACAACATCAACGGCACGCCGTATGTGTTTGTGGCCACCACCGCTGGCGCGGCGTACCAGATTCAAATGAGTTCGCCCTACACAATCACCACGATTGCCGCGCCGAGCACTTTGTCAGGCAATGCAACGCAGGCTTGCCAATGGAAAAACGAGCGCCTTCTCATCATTGACACAAACGGGTATTGGAGTTGGGACGGCACGACGTTCTCAAAAATCAACAACACCATTTTGTCGATCGCCGTCACGCAGGCTGGCACGGGCTTTACTGGCCGACCCACGGTTGTCTTTTCCTCGGGCACGGCAGCCGCCACGGTGCAAATTGGGGTCGTCAACGCCACTTTGACAGCAGCAGGCAGCGGATATGCCGTGGGCGACGTTTTGACCGTCAGCGGCGGCACGGCAGGCACGGCAGCGCAGTTTCGGGTGTCCACCACGGGCACGTCGGGCGCAATCACCGCATTCACGATCTATTCTCCCGGCGACTACACCGCCATGCCCAGCAACCCCGTTTCAGTGACGGGCGGCACGGGTTCGAGCGCGACGTTCACTTGCTATTTTGGCGTTGTCACCGTGGCTGTGACCTCGGGCGGCACATACGTTACCGCGCCAACCATCACGCTCACGGGTGCTGGCGGCAACGGGTATTCCCTAACCCCTAACCTGAGCGCTGCGCCGTCTAGCGGCACAAGCATTGCTTCGTTTTCTGGCCGTGTTTGGATTTCCAGTGGCCGCACGATCAACTATTCCGCGCCAGCGTCCTATCTTGATTTCAGCACCTCCGATGCAGGCGGCAACACAATCATTAGTGACGAGACGCTGACCAGCAACATCAACCAACTGTTGGCAGCCAACAACTTTTTGTACTTTTTTGGCGACGACAGCATCAACGTGATTGCCGACGTCACTGTATCGTCAGGCTCTACAGTTTTTTCAAACACCAACATTTCGGCGTCGCTTGGGTCAAACCTCACGTATGCCATCAACCCGTACTACCGCGCCATTTGGTTTGCCAACAAGTCGGGCATTTATGGCTTGTACGGCGCAACACCGCGCAAAGCGTCAGAAAACCTTGACGGCATTTTTTCGCTGATTGACTTTACCAAGCCAGTGACCGCTGGCACTTGCTACGTCTACAACATTTTTGTGTTGGCGTTTTGTTTTACGTACAACGACCCGTCGCTGGGTTCACGGCCAGTGCTGGCGGTGTACTTTGACAAAAAATGGTTTTTGGCCTCACAAGGCTCAACGCTCAAATATGTTTGGACGGACAACATCAACGGCGTGGACATTTTGTACGGGTCCGACGGCAGCAACATCACGCAGCTTTTTAACAACACCACGACAAACGTCTCTTGGAAAATGCAAACCAAGCTGTATGACCAGAGCGTGCCGTACCAAGACAAACAGGTGTTGAAGCTGGGTCTTGAAACCGTGTTGCCAGCGGGTGTGTCGTCATTGTCGGCCACAATTGATTCGGAGATCAACTCTCAAGCCTACACCGTAGCATCGTCGTCGTTGGCCACTTGGGTCAACAACTCGGGCGCTGTGGTGACTTGGCAAAACTCCAGCTTCTCAACAGTTGGGTGGCTTGCCGTGGGCTACACATGGTTCAGGCAAGACGTATCTATGGTGGGCAAGTATTTTGGCTCTACCATCACGTCAACGACGCCAGCATTCACAATTCAAAGCGCCATGTGGCAATACGAAAAACGATCTTTGTGGGGTTCCTAAATGTCAGCACAATCGCAACTCATCCCGACCAATACGTTTGCCACGCAGAGTGGCAACATCCTGCTTTCTTTGCTGGACACCAACTTCAACCAGCTTGCGGCATTCCTCAACAACCCGTTGAACTACGCCAACTATTTGGTGGACTCCGGCTCGGCCAACGCCTACGTGGTGACATTCCCCACGGGCGCGGCTCCGTCGGCTTACACGGCAGGTTTGGCAGTTCAAATGAAGGTGGCCAACGCCAACACTGGCTCGTCCACTTTGAACGTCAACGGGCTGGGCACAAAGAACATCACCAACACCGACTTGACCGCTTTGGCTTCTGGCCAATTGCAGGCCAACTCCGTGGTGTATTTGGTCTATGACGGCACGCAATTTCAGTTGTCGGGCATCACGGTATCGGGCGGGTTGTTTTCTGGCCAAGCAAGGCCGTATTACACCAACTCGGGCACTGTCTCGACCACATCGACGTACAACTTCAATGCGGCCACAACAGGTCAAATTGCCTTGCTGACCGTCACCAACGCCATCACGGTGACGTTTGGCACGCCCAGCAACATCATTGAGGGCGCAATGTACAAATTCATTTTGAAGGCCGGAGACACCAGCGCACGCACCTACGCATGGAGTTCGTCGTTCAAGTTTCCATCGGCTGTCGCTCCATTGACCAGCGGCACGATCACAAGCGGCGCTTACGACGTCATCACGTTTATTGGTGGCGCATCTCAAACACTGATTTATGACGGTAGTTCTGCTGATTTGAGGTAAGCCATGTTTATTTCAAATACAAACAAAAAAACAGGCTACAGCCTTAATCGCTCGTTGCGGTTTCGTTCGTCTGCGTCTGCTTATTTGAATCGTTCACAAACCGCCGGAAGTACAACAACTTGGACTTGGAGTGGCTGGGTCAAGCGCGGCACTTTAGGTGTCAACGCTCGGCTGGCTGCCGCAGGCTCAATCACCGGAACGTACAACTACACGCAATTAACTTTTGACACAAGTGACAGATTGGTTTTTGCTTTTTACCCGAACACCAACGACGGGTGGTTAACCACAACACAAGTTTTTCGTGACCCTTCTGCTTGGTATCACATCGTTGCTGTATTTGATTCGACCAACGCCACTTCAACAAACAGAATGAGGCTGTACGTAAATGGCGCACAAGTAACGTCATTTACAACCGGAGTATTTGCAACAACATACCCAAATCAAAACGACGGCAGCTATTTCAACAATTCCTCGTATGGGGTTCGTATTGGCAACTCTGTGCCGGGTGATACAGCGTACTATTTTGACGGTTACATGACTGAAGTCAACTTTATTGACGGTCAAGCCCTGACACCATCATCGTTTGGCTCGTACAACGCAATCACAGGTGTGTGGCAACCTACCAAGTACGCAGGTACTTATGGGACTAACGGGTTCTATCTGAACTTCAACAACAATGCGTCAACAACAACGCTTGGTTACGATACGTCTGGCAACAGCAACAACTGGACAACCAATAACATCTCTTTGACTGCTGGCGTCACCTACGACAGCATGACAGATGTGCCAACGCTGACAAGTGCGACAGCGGCGAACTTTGCCGTTATGAATCCGTTGAACTATGCGGGTACAGTAACTCCATCAAACGGAAATTTGACTGTGACCGCAGCGTCCGACAACGGGCAAGTTGCTGGCACGATTGGCATGGATACGGGCAAATGGTATTACGAACATACCATTACTGCGGTAGGTGGACAAAATTCTGTTGGGATTGGCAGCGCTCTTATTTCCAATAGTTCTGGATACGTTGGATTTGGAGCAACACAATACGGCTATTTGGCAGCTAACGGGAACAAATACAACAACGGATCAGCTACCGCATACGGGGCAACATTTACAACAGGCGATGTAATTGGCGTTGCTTACGATGCTGGTGCTGGCTCATTGACGTTTTATAAAAACGGCGTGTCCCAAGGTGTTGCTTTTACGGGCATTACAGGAACAATGTTTCCTCTTGCTTCTGTTCGCTCAACAGGTGGTCAAAACACAAGCAACTTGAACTTTGGTCAACAGCCGTTTGTGTACACGCCACCCACAGGCTTTGTAGCCCTAAACACATACAACCTGCCAACGCCATCAATCAGCAATGGTGCTAACTACTTTGCTGCTACGACGTATACAGGCACTGGTTCTGCACTTTCTGTTTTAAACAGCAACAACACCACAACTGGTGTTTCATTTCAGCCTGATTTGGTTTGGACAAAGGTTCGCAACAACACTTATTCAAACCACCTTGAAGACACGGTGCGCGGTGTTGGATTGCGTTTGCTGAGTGACAGCACCGCCGCAGAAGCGGTTGGTACAAACGGCAAACTGACGTCATTCAACTCCAATGGTTTCACAATGGATGGTGGCGTCGAAGTTGGCGCATCTGCTGGCACATACGTTGCGTGGCAATGGCAGGCAGGCAAAGGCAGCACATCATCAAACACCAACGGCTCTATCACATCAACTGTGAGTGTGAATGCTACGGATGGATTTAGCGTGGTGACGTATACGGGAACAGGTGCTGTTGCCACCGTGGGTCATGGACTGGGCGTTACCCCAAGCATGATTATCACAAAGAAACGCAGCAACACATCGCAATGGGCTGTATACCACGCATCAGTAGGAAACACTGGTGCAGTGTTTTTAAACACAACTGGGGCGACAACCGTAAACAGTGTTTATTGGAACAACACATCGCCAACTTCATCTGTTTGGACTATGGGTGGTTCGGATGAAGGGAATGTTTCTGGACAAACTTACGTTGCCTACTGTTGGTCAGCAGTAGCAGGTTTCAGCAAATTTGGGTCATACACGGGCAACGGGGCTGCTGATGGTCCGTTTGTGTACTGCGGGTTTAGGCCACGGTTTATTTTGTTGAAAGACACAACAGCGGTTGGGGATTGGTTCATCCTAGATACATCAAGAGACACTTACAACTTGGCTGATACAGGGCTGCTGCCTGACTCAAGCGGAGCAGATAGCGTGTCCAC